GCAACTCTTGCAAATAGAGTTTGGAAACTGACAGGTGCTTTGACAGGATCATCAATTGTTACTGTTCCAGATAGTGTAGAAAATCTTTACATAGCTCACAATGGTTCTACAGGAGCTCAAACTGTTCAATTAAAAACTGCAACAGGAACTGGTACTACTTGGGCAACTACAGATAAGGGTCACAAAATAGTATACTCTGACGGAACTAATATTGTTGATGTTTTTGCAGATTTTTCAGAAATAGGACTATCTAATCAAAACCCTTTAAAATTTAAAGATGCAGATGATTCACACTTTTTTGCATTAAAAGCACCAGCAACTATAGGTTCTAGTGTAACATTAACATTACCTAACGCAGACGCTACTTCTTCAGGCCAGGCTTTGGTTTCTGACGGGGCTGGAACGTTATCTTTTGCAGATGCGGGTATAACTACCGGAAAAGCTATTGCAATGGCAATCGTTTTCGGATAAAAGGAGTAAATTATGGCAAACCCAAATATAGTAAACGTAACATCAATAGTAGGTGGAAATCTAGGTTTTAATTTATCTAACACGACAACTGCAACTTTACTTACAGTTGATAATGATAAAATTGTAAAAATTAATAGAATTACCGTAGCTAATGTTGATGGATCAAGCGCAGCAAATGTGGATTTATTTGTTGATGGTTTAACAACTGCCGGAGCAACAGGTATTACACCAACAGGTGCTGATGCAACAGTTTACTTAGCAAAAACAGTTTCTGTCCCAGCTGACGCAACGTTAGTTATTTCGGACACGCCTATCTATCTAATGGAAGGCGACATTTTAAAAGGTGGAGCTAGTGCTACGGGAGATTTAGATTTATTTATATCGTATGAAGTACTAGACGACGCGTAGGAGGTTTAAATTATGGCGCAAGGAAACGGCGGAGTAATTGGACCAGTTCAAACAGTCACTGCTGCACTACCAGTAAAAATAAGTACCTTTAATGCAAATGGAACTTTTACAGCACAAGGAACAGCTAACGTTGATTATTTAATCGTTGGTGGCGGCGGTGGTGGATCTGGAAAAGGACAAGAAGATGTTGGCGGTGGCGGCGGTGGCGGTGCAGGAGGTTATCGTGCATCAGGTTTTGGTCCATCTCCTTTACAAGCACCATCTGTTCCAGTCACAAAAGATACAAGTTATTCAATAGTAGTAGGAGGTGGTGGAGCTGGAGGTCCTAACGCACCTGGGCCATCCGGTAGTCCGACAAGACAAGGCTCTGTAGGGGGCAATTCATCTGCTTTTTGTATAACATCAGCAGGAGGTGGTTTTGGAGGAAACTCAGGAGGAGCCCCACCTGGTGGTGGCTCTGGAGGATCTGGTGGTGGAGCAGGAGGTGGAACACCTTTCTGTAGTCAAGGTTCAGGTAACACACCATTTACAAGTCCACCTCAAGGTAACCCTGGAGGAAATGAATCTAGTAATAAAGGAGGAGCTGGAGGTGGAGCTACAGCTTCAGGGCAAGGGGGACAACCTGGATCTGGAGGAGCTGGAGGTGCAGGTGCACCAAATGCAATTACAGGTTCTGCTGTAACATACGCTGGTGGTGGCGGTGGTGGAGGTTATACAAGTGCTCCAGGAGGAGCTGGCGGTGCAGGTGGAGGCGGTGCAGGAGCTAGTGACGCTAATGCAACACCAGGAACAGCCAACACTGGCGGTGGTGGCGGTGGAGTTGGTGGACCTTCTACTAGCACAGCAAGATCAGGTGGAGCTGGCGGACCTGGTGTGGTTATTATTAAAGAACCATCTGCACCCGCTTCGGCCCCTGGAATTTGGAATTTAGAGCAGGTGTATGATCTACGTCTATCCGGAGAATGGACTGGATTTTAATATAAAATTGGTATAAAATATTTTAAGGAGTAAAAAAATGGCACATTTCGCAGAATTAGAAACAAAAATAGATCCAACTGGATTTACGTCTGACACACACAAAATTGTCGTGGCAGTTACTGTTGTGGGTAATGATATTCCTGCAAATGGAGGAATTTTAGAAAGTAACGACATGCATGTTGATGGTGAACTTTGGTGTAAAAATTTTTTTAATAAAC